TATATATAAATATATATATCTAAGCTTTATCAAAATCAGAATAAACAATTCCAATGTAATTTTAGCAAAAAGTGATATTTTTTAATGAATATATAAAAGAAAAAATAATTAATATGAAACCTGACATGAAACCTGTCTTAATTATTGAACGTTGCATGGACGGACTTAAACCTTTAACAGAATCAGTTAAAAAAGATGATCCATTTATTTTAACGGGAGTATTCACAGAATTTAATATTAAAAATAGAAATGATCGTGTTTATACCGCAGAAAAATTTTTGCCACATCTTGACGAGATGTTATCTCGTAAAAATAAGCTGGGTGTAGTTTATGGGGAGTTCGACCATCCCGATGTTTTTGACACATCATTAGCAAGAGTTTCGCACACAATCGAAAATGCCACATACTTTAAAGAAGAAAATTTAGTAAGAGGTGATATTAGATTACTTAGTACTCAATGGGGAAAAGAAGCGAAAGCGTTGGTAAATGATGGTTGTCCTATTTTTGTTTCGTCTCGTGCTGCTGGAGTTACAGAATCAGATGGTACAGTAACAGTTAAAAAATTATTTACGTATGATGCTGTAGCTGATCCTGGATTTTCATCAGCTCGAATGGAAGTTAAATCCTTAAATGAAAGTTTAGGTTTTAATGAATCCGCCAACTTTAGGATATATGATATGTCCGATGAGTCAAAAATTAATGAATTATTTACTATGAACAACAATGAAGATCTTGTAACAAAAAAACAAATGATCGAGTATAGTAATTATCTAACCGAAGAAATTGAAAAATTTAAAGGATCAATTAACGAAGCTATTACAACTAAAAGCGAATATGATCCCGAAAAGTTAGAAAAAATGCTTGCTTACTACGAAAAACTACATGAACAACAAACCAAAATCGCAAAATATTTAGACTATCTTGCAGAAAAATTACAATTTGTTGTTAATGAAAACGTTGAGTTGAAAAAAACCACAACAAAATTAATTGAACATAACGATTATCTTGCAGAATCTATTGAAACTGTTGCTAACTATTCAGAATATTTAGCCGAAAACTTAGATAAATCTATCGATTATGGAAAATATATTGCAGAAACGTTAGATAAAAATATCGATTTTAGTGAATATATCGCAGAACATGTTGACAAAAACATTAAATACTCTGAATATCTTGCTGAAAATTTAGATAAATCTATTGATTATCAAGAATATATTGCTGAAAATTTAGATAATTCTATTGATTATCAAGAATATCTTGCTGAAAATTTAGATAATTCTATTGTTTACTCAGAATATCTTGCTGAAAATTTAGATAATTCTATTGTTTACTCAGAATATATAGCTGAACATGTTGATAATAACATATCATATTCGGAATATATAGCTGAAAACTTGGATGATTCAATGGCATATTCAAATTATATAGCTGAAAGCTTAGATAGAACTATTGAAAAATCAAAATTACTTACAGAACAATTAAAAGATGGTAAAATTCTTGAAAACTTCGATTTTATAACTGAAGAAGAAGGTAAACCTGAAAACGTTGGTGGTTATTATGAAGCTCCATCAACTCCAACCGTTGATCAAACTGTAACCGCAGAAGTTGGTGAAGAAATTGGTGAAGAAACTGGCGAAGAAACTGGCGAAGAAGTTGGTGCAGAAGTTGGTGCAGAAGCTGGTGAAGAACTTGCAGAACTTCCAACTGAAACTCCTGAAGGGGAAGAACTTGATGACGAAGCAGGACTTGAAGGTGAAGAAGGTGTTGCAACAGAATTAACCCCAGGTGAAACCGTAGCAGTTGGAGACCAAACAGGTGAAGTATTAGCAACTAATCCTCAAACTGGTATTGTTGTTGTACAATTAGATACTCAAGAAGAACCAATTCAAGTTCAAGAATCACAAGTTACTAGACTTGGAAGTAAATTAAATGAAATTCAAAATTCATTAAAACAAAACTTAAATACATTGATCTTAGAAACTAAAAAAAGAAAAGCGTCTGAAAATGATCAACCCAATTTCTTATTGTTTTTAACCGAAAAAAGAAAACAAGCTTATTTTGCATTGTCAAACGAAGACAAAACTAAAGTAAAATTCGCACTTAAAGAGAGCGAAGGTAAATACACTAGTGAAGCTCAAGTTTTAGCAATTATGAATGAGGCACTTTCTCCAAAGAAAAAAACATTTAATGAATTATTACTTGATGCTATGCCATCAGATCTAAAACCAATTTGGGAAAAACTTGATACTAATATTCAAAATAATATTATATCAACTTCAAGATTATTCCCTAGTCTCGATTCAATACAAAAATTTGAGAGTTTTTGGTACTCACGTGATTTAGCTCGTTACACAAACGAAAAACCAGCAAAAACATTAATCACAGAAAATCATATTGTTGACAACTCTAAATTAACAGAGTCTCAATTAGATGTTTTCAAATCAGTATTTAATAAGTTAAATTCCTAAAATGGAAAAAAACGATATTTTTTTAAAAATATATAAAAATACTGAAAAGCAAAGACTCTAAAGGTCTTAAAAAAAATAAAATTAAAAATGCAAAATTTAATAATTGACACACAAAAAGCCACCATCAAATGGAAACCAGTATTGGAATCATTAGGTGTTAATGATCCACAAAGAATGAAGTGGATGGCTGAGTATGCTGAAATGCACTCACTTAATGAAAATGTTGCTTATGGAACATTAGGAAACATGAATGGTATGGGTAACGTTGTTGCCGCTCAACCTTCAACAACTCCAGGTTTAGTATGGGGTGATATGGGTTCTGGTGCTGCTGGTGGTATTGGTTCTGGTGATATAGGACAAAATTTACTTCCTGTAAGTATGAAAATTGCAGCTCAGACTATCGGTTTAGATTTAGTAGCAGTAAAACCTGCATCTTCTCCAAAAGTAGACATGCTTTTCGTAGATTTCAAATATGATAACTTAGCGGATTCTACTCTTAAAGATGAGAGACCAATTATGTTCTCTATTAACATTGCTGATGCAACAGCAAAAGCAAATTTAAACACTTACCTTAAAACTTCTATGGCTCTTAAATTAGACGCTAATGGACAACCAGTAAGAGAAAAAGTTGGTGGTTTAACCAATCCAATTTATGTTCACTTATCAGGTGGTACAGTGGCAACTCAAGCTATTGGAGCAGCTACAACTGCTGAATATTTCCAATTAGGTGGTGATCCAACAGCATCAGAAGTTAATAACTATGATCCAACATTAACTAATTATCCAGCTAATGGAACTACTCCTACAAAAGAGGGTTGGATGGAATTTTTAGGTTGGTCACGTATTAATGGTTACCCTATGTTTAGAGTATTCCGTCAATATAACACTGGCGCAAATAACGCTGGATTTGGTTTTATCAATGACAGAAACACTTTCCCAACAGCAGCATATTCAATTGCTGAGATTTTAAATGATAATGGTGGTGATGGTGTTAAAATGCAAATTGCATCTGGTAATACTGCACTTAATAACTTAACTTTAACTGGTGTTACTATCGAATTGGTATCATTACTTGAAGACCATATTCCTGGTTTTTCCGCAGGTTGGTATATGAACAAGCCTATGAATCGTCAAGAAGATGAACAAACTTATCCTAACGTTATTGGTCCTGATATTTTCACTAAAACTATCCAAGTTGGTGACGTTGAAATTAGTTCAGCTTTAAAGCGTACTCAAATTGAAGATATCAAAGCCGCAACTGGTATGGATATTGTTCAAAAACTCGAAAGTGTTCTTGTAAACGAACTTACTCAAACTATTAGCAAACAAATTATTGCTAAAGTGACTGAAATGGCTGACAAAAACCGTACTTCATGGACAACTCCAAAAGATAGTTCTGGAACTCCTAAGTTTGACTTTAACGTTGATTCTTATTTAGCAGTTGGTGCAGCTACCCCAGGTGGTGAAACTACACACTCAATCCAAAGAAAATTGATCGCTAAAATTAATAACGCATCTAACTTTATCGCAACTGAAGGTCGTGTTGGACCTGCTCAATACTTGGTAACTAACGGTAACTTAGCTTCTGTAATTCAAGATGTTGCTGGATATACTGTAAATCCAGTTAAAGCTAACGTAAACGCAAACGGTCAATTGTTCCCTATGGGAAGCATCGGTAATATCAGCATTTATGTTGACCCATATCAAAGATGGGATGATAACCGTATCTTCTTAGGAAGAAAAAATAGTGTTGAACAACCTGGTTTGGTATTCGTACCTTACTTGATGGCTCAGTCGATTCAACTTATTTCTGAAGCTACTTGGGCTCCTCGTATGCTTATCAGAAGTCGTTATGCTGTTGCAGACATCGGATTCTTCCCTTGGAAGCAATTCATGACTATAAATGTTACAGATACTGCTGGTGTACTTATTTAATAGAACACAATTATATAATGAAAAGGGTGAAATTAATTTCACCCTTTTTTTATTTAATAATTTTAAACAGATTACGTTTAAATTAATATATAAGATATGAAAAAATTAACTATTAATGAGATAACAACAAAATGCAATAAGATACACGAAAATAAATACACATACGATTTTTCAGAATATATAAATTCTAAAAGCAAAATATCTATATATTGTCCAATTCATGGTAAATTTAATCAATTTTTGTATGATCATTTAAACGGTCGTGGTTGCCCAAGATGTGCAATTGAAAAAAATGCCGCAAAAAAAAGAAATTCTATTTATGATTTAATTTCAAAAGCAAAAATATTATATGGAAATATATATAATTATTCTTTAATAATAAATTATAAATCTATGGTTGATATTCAAAATATAATATGTGAAAAGCACGGAATATTTAAAATGTCATTACATGAACATATAAACAAAAATAAAAAATGTTATAAATGCGCAATAGAAGATAGAACCGATACATTAGACGATTTCATAGCTAAAGCAAACTTAATACACAATTATAAATATAATTATGATAATGTGATATATATTAAATCGAAGATTAAAGTTGAAATTATATGCGAAAAACACGGTGTTTTTTTACAAAAACCTATGGATCATATTAACAATAAACAAGGATGTCCAATTTGTAATACATCTAAAGGAGAAATGTTAATCTCATCTATATTGGAAAAATATAATATAAAATATATCCCACAAAAAAAATTTAAGGGACTAAAATATAAAAAATCACTTATTTTTGATTTTTATTTACCACAATATAATTGTTGTATTGAATTCGATGGCGAACAACATTTTCGTCCAATTGAATATTGGGGTGGAGAAAAAACGTTTGAAGATATCAAAAACAGAGATATTATAAAAAATGAATATTGTAAATTAAATAATATTAGATTAATCAGATTTTCTTATAAGGATAATCATGATATTATAGAATTAAATATAAAAAGTAATTTAAATATAATTTAAATCACTTTTTCGTTATTATATAAAATTTCATCTAGTTTAGCTTTTGATTTAATTATTTTTTTAAGTTTTTCTTCCATGTACTTTTTACCTTCGTTTTTATAGTTATCTTGATTTTCAAATAACATGTTATTATTAACAAAAGTTTTACAATTAAAATAATAATATCCCACTCTGCGGTGAAGCTCACCTAAACCCACCCCATCAGTCATAACACAAGCGTTTTCATCTATTTTAATGATTTTTGCTGGATTATTTAATATAAAAAGTTTAAATATTTCTCTTTTTGTTAATTTCTCTTGATGTAAAAATCTTTCATTATATCTTTCAATAAAATGTGAAGTAAAATTAGTTAAATTACCAGTACTAGATATATCAATTATATTAAATTTATTGTTTACATCTAAATATAATACTCCCTTAGATATTCTAATATATTTTTTAGTTACATTTAAATAAATAAACCATTCGTTATTGTTTTTATCTTTTGTAAATAAAAAGATTGATTCTGGTTTTTTTGACTTTATTGTTAGTCTTAATAATTTCCTTTTTAAATTATCAATTTTACCAACAATAAAAGATAGATTTTTATCTATCTCTCGGTATATTTCATCTATAGTCATATTTGATACTATCATATGTTTAGATTTAGATTTATATTTAGTGCAAATATACAAATAAAAAATCAACTTTTTTTATTTTTTTTTATATATTTTAATAAAAACGTTTTAATGTTAAACATTATAGTATTTTCAAAAGATCGACCATCGCAACTTGATCTTTTCCTTAGATCGATGAAATTTTATTTCAAAGAATTTAACCAACATACAATTAATATATTATATACATATTCATCTAACACATTTAAAGATGGATATGATAAATTATTTACTTTACATAAATATAATAATATAAATTATATTAAAGAAACCGAAGATTTTAAAAAACATGTAATATCATTATTAAATCCGAACAATCCTTATACAGTTTTTTTTGTGGATGATATAGTTTTTAAAAATGAATTTACGTTGGAATGTAAACAGTTTAAATTGTTCACATTAAATGATGATATTTTAACATTATCATTGAGATTACATCCGAATTTAACATATTGTTATGCGGCCAGACATCATATGATTCCACCAAATTTTGATTCAAATTGTATATTTAAATGGTATGGTCAGCAAGGCGATTATGGATATCCTATGAGTTTAGATGGTCATTTTTTTAGAACTGATGATATAATACCGATTATCAAAGTGTTAAATTTTAATAACCCAAACTCATTTGAAAGTGTATTATCAATGTATCCATTAAATAGACCAAAAATGATTTGTTTTGAAGATTCTGTTATTATAAATAACCCAATAAATAAGGTTCAAAATTTTAACAATAATGTTCACGGTGATATTTCCGCAGATTATTTAAATGATAAATTTTTAGACGGATATATAATAGACTTTGATGATTTTAA